CCCCGTCAAAAACATTCCAGGCGCCCTTCCGACACTTGTCTACGACGACAGCCAATTCCCATACCGCAACATCAACCTCTGGCCGGTTCCGAACGTCACGACCCTGCAACTCGCGATCTATGCCTGGTCCGCACTGACGCAGCTGGCGCTGGCCGTGAACTACACCCTTCCGCCCGGCTATTACGAAGCTCTGATCTACGGCATCGCCCTGCGTCTCGCGACCGAGTGGCCAGGCGAGCTGACGCCCCAGCTCGAGGCCGCGGCAGCGCAATCGATGAAGATCGTCAAAACGCAGAACTCGGTGATGTACGACCTCAAGTGCGACCCGGCCCTCGTCTCGCCGGCCGGCGGCGTTTACAACTGGCTTTCGGACACTCAGGTGTCCCACTAAGGAGGAAGCATGTTTCTAATCTTGATCATTTTGGTTGTGTTGCTGTTTGCTGGCGGCGGCGGCTATTACGGCCACAACCGCTGGGGATGGGGCGGAGGCGGGGGGATCGGCCTCGTCACCATTGTGATCATTTTGCTTGTGTGCTGGGCGCTCGGAGTCTTCCCTCGGTGAACTTTCCGGTCGAGCTCGCCCATCCCGCGAGCAAGAACCCGAAGAAGGTCCTCACTGCGCGCAACCAGACCGAGCTCGAGGGACTGCTCAAAATCGGCTGGAGGGCGAAGCTGGAGCCGAACACAATCGAGGGCGCCCCTGTGCTGGTCGTGAGCGACGAACTGCCTGCGCTCGAGGCTGGCAAGTAAATGCGCTTCGGTTTCGTGGGCCCATCGTATACTGCGCGGTCGACAGCGGTCGCGGCTGAAGAATGTTTGAACTGGTTCGCCGAATCGATCGAATCGCAGGGCTCGATCGTCTCGAGCAAGGCATACGGCGGCGCCAACGCGCTCAGCCTGCGAAGCTACTTCTTCACGCCTGGGATCGCGCTGTTCTGCACTTTTCCGCAAGGACCGCTCCGGGGCTCCTTCGTTGCGAACGGACGGCTCTTCGCTGTGGCGGGCGCCAATCTCTATGAAGTCTCGGCCGCGGGCGCGATCATTCAGAACTGGGGCGTGGTCGGCAATGATGGCAACGCCGTCTCGATGGCCTTCAATGCCGTCCAACTGCTGATCGTCTCCGCAGGCCGCGCCTTCTGCTTCAACCTGGGCACGGACGCGCTGCTTGAGGTAACGGTGCTGCTCGCCGGCGTCCCTATCCAGTGCGATGCTGGCGACACATACTTTGTCGTCATCTTTCAAAACAGCAATAAATTCCAGATCTCGCAGGTCCTCGATGGAACCACCTGGCCAGGGCAGCTGGTGAACGAGGTCTCGGTCTTTCCGGACAACCTCACCTCGATGCTGATGAACCATCGCGAACTCTGGCTCTGGGGCAGCAAGCGCTGCCAGCCCTACCAGGACACCGGCTCAACCGAGGTCTACGACGTCATCCCGGGCGCCATGATCGAGAACGGAAGCGCGGCCACTTTCGCCGTCAACCGCATCGACAACTCCACTTTCTGGATCGGACAGGACGAGCGGGGCGGCCGCATGGCCTGGCGCTCGAACGGCTACACACCGAGCCGGGTGTCGACGCATGCGATCGAGTTCGATCTCTCGACCTATACGGCGGCGCAGATCGCGGGAATGGTTTCGTACGCCTACCAGGATTCAGGGCACCTATTCTGGGTGCTCTATGTACCCGGCTCCAGCTGGTCATGGGTTTTCGATATCGGCGAGGGCCTCTGGCACAAGCGAGCGCAGTGGACAAACAATGCGTATGCCGCGCACTGGGGCTGGAATCACGTTTACGCGTTCGGCAAACACCTTATCGGGGACTGGAACTCGGGGAACCTGTACGACATGGAGATGGCCAACCTCACCGACCTCGGCGGCGTCATCCGCCGGCTACGCCGATCGCCCACCGTGGGCGACGAGACGAAGTGGCTCCTCCACACGCAACTCGTCATCGACTTCGATACCGGCCTCGGTCCGCAGCCTCCCCTGCTCGATGGCGGCGGGAATGCCAGGGACCCGCAGTGCATGCTGCGCTGGAGTGATGATCGCGCGAAGACCTGGTCGAACGAAGTCATCCTGAACTGCGGGCAGGCCGGCAAATTCCGGACCCGCGTCGTGCAACGAAGGCTCGGCCGTTCGCGGTACCGGGTGTATGAGGTCAGTGTCACCGATCCCATCCCATGGATTTTAGTGGATGCCCACCTCGAGACCACGCCAACGACCGGATTGAACTAATGTCGACCACTGGTCAGGTCCTTTCCGCCACTCTCGTCAACTCGCCGATCGTGGATCCGAAGACCGGCAGGCTAAACTTTGCGGCGCTGAAGTTCTTCCAGAACCTCGGGGAAACCGTCAACAATTCTTTTAATCAGCAGGGCGAGATCATCGCACCGCTGAGCACGACCACCACGATCGCCGGGCGCGGCGGCACCCTGGGCTCGATCCTGGCCAACCTCGACAACGCCGGCATCGTCATTGCGGCCGGCATCGACTTCGCCCGGGCGTATCTCAATAAGACCGTCGACCACATCGCAGATGGGGCCACGCATCAGCTGGCCGGCGGCGCAGCAGCCTATGCGGCGTTAATTGCCTCGGCGCCGGGGAATGGACAAGTCCTCGAATTCAACGGCGCCAACTGGGTCCCGGTTTCGCTCGCCGCGGGCGGCGTCACGCAGATCGTCGCCGGGACGAATGTAACCGTCTCGCCCTTGGGCGGAACCGGCGCAGTGACCGTCAACTCAACGGCCGCCGGCTCGAGCTACATCAAGGGATCCGTGACCGTGAACGGGGGTGGCGCCCTTAATGGCACATTCAGAGGAACCGGCGCGGTGGCTGGGGCGACGACGGCAATGGCTGCGATCGCAAGCGCTCCGAGTCTGATCTCGCTCTGCACCACGAACCCCGTGAACTGGGCCGCCGACGTCGTCTCTGCGAACACCGTCGAGGTCCAGGTCACGCTGCCCAACATCGGCGTGGGCTGGAACAATGTGACCTTTCAAGTTGTGGTCTTCGCATAGGAGCTAAATGACGATCGACGATGTTATCTGGGTGGTTAAAGATGAAACCGGAAGAGAAGAAGCGACGGCCGGTTCGAAGCTCACCGACCTGGTCGCCGATTCGCTCGAGTTTACGGGTCTGATCGTGCGGATCGAGAGCGAATTCGGAGTCGATATTTCGGACCTCGCTTTCTCGCGGATCGAGGATGTGCATGATCTGTATCTGGCGGCGCAGGGACGCACTGAATTCAAAGCTGCGCACGCTATGCTGGGCCTGGGCCAGAACAAGTGACCACTTTTCAGCTCGAGTCCGTCGAGAAGTGGGCTGCTGAATGCGAGCCTCTGGTTTACGCGCATTGGCAGGAGCTGGGGCTCGACCTCGATCTCGAAATTGCGCCCGATTACAGCAAAATGAAGGCGCTTGAGGATTTCGGCTGCTTCAAGGTCATCACCGCCCGCGATGATGGGAAGCTGGTCGGGTACCTGCTGGCCGTCTTCAGCGTCCATCTCCATTATCGGAGTTCACCTCCAATGTTCATCGTCGACGCCTATTACATCGCGCCGGCATACAGAGACGGGACCGGCGCCAGGCTTATCCGTTTTGCAGAGACTGCGGCCCGCCGGCTCGGGGCCATCAAGATGTATCTGTCCTGCAAGGTCCACCGCGATCACACGAAGCTGTTCGAGGCGCTCGGGTACAAGCTGTCCGACTACGCCTTCATAAAGAGGATCTGACCGATGTCCACTGCAGCGATCGTCGCCGGCACAACCGCAGCCGCGGGTCTCGCCGGCTCCGCGATCTCGGCGAACGCCGCGGGCAACGCCGCATCGACGCAGGCGACTGCCGCAAACAACGCGGCAAACCTCGAGTACGAGTCCTCGCAGAACGCTCTCCAGTTTCAGGAGCAGCAGTATAACCAATCCCAGGCCAACATGGCGCCCTGGCTTTCGGCCGGCGCGAACGGCCTCACAAATCTCCAGTATTTGATGGGCGTCGGGCCGAATCCTCAAGGCACCTCAACGGGCGGCGTGGCCGCTTCGCCAGGCCAGGGGACGACGACAGGGGCACCAGGCCAGCCGGTCGGCGCCCCACAGCCGGCCACAGGCGCAGCACCGATGGCTCAGGGCGCGACTACCAACCTCCAGTCGCTGATGAATCCCTCCCAGGGCGCAGCTTCATCGACTGCGGCGCCGGGAACGAATACCGGCGGGGTGGTCGCGCCCACAAGCACAGCGGCCGCGGCATCCGGTCCCGGAAGCTATGGACGTCCGACCGCTCAAGTCGCCACGAACGGAACAACCTCGCTGGGGTCGACCATGGGCACCCCGGCCGCCACCGGCTCAACCGGGCCGACGCCTGCGCCGTCTGTGCCAGCCGCAGCCGCGGGTACCGTTCCCACGGGCACGGTCGATCCCAGCCTCGGGAGCTATGGCTCGCTGATGGGTTCCTATCCTGGAGGCTCGTTTGTCGCCCCCACGGCCGCCCAGGCGCTGCAGTCGCCCGGCGAGCAGGCTCAGATGACCCTGGGCGAGCAGGCCATGCAGCAGTCGGCCGCGGCGCAAGGAAACCTCCTCACCGGCGGGACCGCCGAGGCACTCGACCAATTCGGGCAGAACGTGGCCTCGACGAACTACCAAAACACGTACAACAACGCATACAACACCTACTCCGCGGGATACAACCAATGGCAGCAGCAGCAGAATAACGAGTACAACCGGCTGGCGTCGCTCTCAGGCATCGGCCAGACCACCGCGCAGCAGCTCGGCACCCTCGGCCAGAATGCTTCGAACTCGGTCTCGAGCAACCTGCTCAACACTGCATCGCAGATCGGCCAGCAGACCAACAATGCGGCCGCGGCGAACGCCTCCGGCATCGTCGGCTCAGCGAACGCCTATGGCGCGGGCATCGGCAGCGTCGCCAGCGGAACCACCAACGGCCTGCTCCTCCAGCAACTGATGAGCGGAACGCAGCAGCCCTACAACACGGCTTCGAACACCGCCCTCGGAGTCGCTCAGAATATCGACCCGAACTCGATCGGCACATCGAACGAAAACGCCGGGCTCGCCGGGTACCAGCTCTCATAAGAAAGGAGGCCTGCCATCGCCACCATCCCTCTGCCAGCGCTTCACCTCAATCCGCCCCCTGAGCAGCCAAACCCAATCGCGCAGATGGGTCAGGCTCTCCAGCTCAAGCAGCTCATGCAGAACGCGCCTGTGCAGAGCCAGATCCTGCAGCAGCAGCAGCAGTCGGGCGCTCTTCAGGTCCAGCAGCAGCAGCAGCAGCTGACGGATCAGAAGGCGATGACCGCTGGCATGCAGCAGTGGGATGGAAAAGACTACAACGACCTTCCCGGGCTGGTGATGAAGAACGGCGGATCCGCGACCGCGGTCTTCGGCCTGAAGCAGAAGATCAACGAGCAACTGCTGCAGCAATCAACGACCCTCAAAAACAATGGCGACGCGGCCGTTGCGCAGGCCACGGCGGCGCAAAAAAAGGGCGACTCGATCGCTGGAGCTCTTTTGCCTCTCACCGATCCGAAACAGACCCCTGACGCGCAGCTGCCCCAGGCGCTGCAGGCCAGCGTGCAGGATCTGACGCAGCGGGGCCTCCTCGATCCGCAGCACGCCGCGGCCGCGCAGCAGCTTCTCCAAACAAGCGGAGGCGATCCGACAGCGATCCGCAACGGCATCGACCAATTCCGCAAGACTTTCATGGCGCAGTCGCAGATCATGGACGACGCGATGAAGCAGGCGGGGATCACCAGGGACGTCGCGCAAACCGGCGAGGCCAACGCCAACACGGCCCGCATCAACACGGAGATGGCCAGCGGCGGTACCCAGGCCATGGCCGATGCAAAGTTCCGCAACCTGACGCAGCAGAAGCTCGAGGGCCAGCCGATCTCGGCCGCGGATCAGGCTTGGATGGGTGGATACAAGCAGCAGAAGGAGCTGGTACCGGCCTTCACCTTCAACCAGCAGATGGCCGGCGGCGCCGGATCTTCCGGCAATCCGAACTTCCAGCAGCCAGGGGGCGGCGGCGCCGACTGGGGCAAGGTCGCCGGGAAATACGGACTGACGCAGGGCGCCTTCGATCAGCAGGCCGAGAAGTACTTCCAGACTGGACAGCTTCCTCCCATCGGGCGGGGCAGCGCCAGCGTGATCGCGCAGAACCGCGACCTGATGAACCGCGCGGCCGACCTGCACCCGGGCGAATCGCTGGCCGAGACATCTTCAGCCTTCAAGGCCAACTCGAGCTCGCTAAAGAATCTCCAGGGCTCGCTCGATACGGTTACGGCCTTCGAAAACACCGCGAATGCGAACATCAACATGCTCAAAGGAATCGCGGCGAAGGTCCCGGACCTCGGCGTAAAGTTCGCGAACACCGCAGTCCGCGACCTTAGCGCCAGCATGATCGGCGGCGAGAACATAGCAGCCCTCCATACTGCGCTCGCTCCGGTCCAGGCCGAATCGGCGAAGATCCTGAACTCCGCGAACCTGCAGGGACAGCTCTCAGACTCATCGCGCCACGAGCTGCAGGACATCATCGATGGGAACCTTCCCTATAAGTCACTGGTGGCGTCGCTGAATGTGCTGCAGCAGGATTTCAAGAACAGGCACGACTCGACCGCGCAGCAGATCCAGGACATCCAGACCCGGCTACGGGGCGGCGCTGCAGCTCCCGGCGGCGCCGGCGGATCCACGCAACAGCCCGGAGCCGGCGCGCCGATGAAGATCACCCTGCCGAGCGGCAAACAGGTCACGATCGAATAAACCAATGGCCGATCCCACTCAAGACACGCTCAGTCCCGAAGACGCGCAGGCGCTGGTGCACACCCAGCAGCAGCTCTATGCGTCCGGAGATCCGCGCGCCACGAAGCTTTACAACTTCATCGTCGCATCGGGATACGCCGATAAGGACGCCCAGGGCGGACTCGTTCCAAAAGGTTCACAGCCCACGGCTCCGGGCTGGAGCGTCGGGTCCGTCCTCAGCGGTACCGATCCAGCGCACCAGGCGTTTGATCGGGCCGCGCAGACCGTGCCAGTCGACACCTCGAGCGCAGGAGGCTTCGCGAAGACAGTCGGCCAGGACCTCGGCGCCGGCGCGACGCGCCTGTTTTCTCCCGTGGTGCATCCCGCCAATACGGTCGCTGGACTCGCTACAACCGGGCGCGCAGCCCTCGGCGACGTAGGTGCTCAGCACGATCTTGCCGAGTCGATGGTGCGCCCGTTCGTCCAGAACCCCTCGGGCGAGGCCGTGGCCGCCCTGCCACAGGCCGCGCTGGCGCTTGCGGGCGGCGGCGAAGAACCGGCTGCTCAGAACGCGATCGAACGCGCCACCCCTCCAGGAGGAGTGGCCGGCGCGACTGCAGCCGAATCGCGCACCGCACTGGCGAAGCTTGTCCCCTCCCTGGTCGACGGACCGCCCCAGGACCTCATGACCCGGGCGGTAAAACCCGGGAAGAACAACATCGGATGGAACCAGGACATTCAGACCGCGATGCCGCTGATGAAGTCAGCGGAGCAGACGCTCGGGAAGCCCGTCGGCGGCGTCGACGACGCGATCGCAGCCAACACCGCGGCAAAAAAGGCCGTCTGGACCCAGGTCCAGGCGCGCCTCAACACCGCCGGAGAGATGGGCGCGACCATCGACGGCAACCCGATCGCCGACGCCATGATCAACAGCATTGACGCGCGCACGGCCTTACAAAACCCAAGCCGGCTCGAGAGCGTGAAGGCTACCGCTGACACCTATCGTCGCCCCATGTCCGTCGACGACGCCGAGGACTTCCTGCAGTCGGCCAATAAAGATTTAAATAACTACTATGCTAAAAACAAGGTCGGCCAGCAGGTTGCGCAGAATGACCCGGAGATTTCATCCACTGTCGCCGAAGCGGGTGCGCTTCGCGACGCGCTCTATAGCAAGTTGGACGAGGTCGCCGGGCCGGGCGCAGCGCAGCTCAAACAAGCCTATGGCGCCCTGTCCAACGTGCAAAAGGAGCTCTATGGCCGCCAGCTCGTCGCCGCGCGTCAGCAGCCAGAGAGCCTGAGCGAGCAGATGGGCGCGGTCCGAGGCGCCGGAAACATGGCCAAGGGCGCATTCCAGACGCTGACGGGCAATGTCCTCGAGGGACCGGCAAACATTGTGGGAGGCGCGCAGAATATCGCAATCGCACGCCTCCTTAAGTCTCGCAACTCATCTGATGCCATGATCGCGCGTGCTTTTAAGGCCACCGAGCCAGCGCCGCCCTTCGCCCCGCCTCAGGGCCCCCAGATCGCGGGCCTACTTCCGCGGGGAGCCATCCAGACCCCTCCGCCGGCGCAGGGGACCTCGCCACTCTCTGCGCCGCCCCCGATCGCTGCAACGACTCGCGCGCAGCGTCTGGGCCTTCTGCTTCCACAGCAGGCTGGTGGGCGCGTGCCTCTTCCTTACACCCCTGGAATGAGCAGCGGCGAGCAGATGGTCTCATTGATGCATTTGCTGCGCAATCAGCGGGCGCCGATCGCGCTGCCGGCTAGGACTTCGGCGATACCGCTTCCTCCGCCCGCTCCTTAGCGACCAGGTGGACGATCAAGAGGAATGGGTTGCACAGCATGACCAGCCTGACGAGCGTGCGCAGCGGATGTTCGACGACGAACGCCAGACCGTGCCCGACCAGCTTCGACAGGTTGACCGCTATGCGGAAGGTCACCTGAAGCACCGCAAAAATCCAAGGCAAAACGGCGAAGAACAGCAGAAGCCCGATGCCGCCAAGAATGACCCCGCCTGCAATTGTCAGCATGGCTCAGTTCCCCCCGATCGCTTCAGCGTGCATGATCGTGAATTTGTGCTTTTTGCTCCTGCTGTCGAGGACAACGAATGCTCCGCCGTCCTGGTAGAAGTTAACGGTCCCGTTGACTGAGAGAACGACTAGATGGCGCCCGTTTCCCATTTCCGCCCACGTAAGGCGCTGAGTGGCTGTTTCGACGACCACGGTATTGGAGCGGCGCACAATCGGCACGCCAACCATCATCGCGCCGATAGGCATCACAGCGGTCCCGCCGTTGTATGAGTCGATGTTCTGCGAGATGACCTTCGCGGTCTGAAGTGGCGGGTGCTCAGCGAGGGCAGGAAGCGCAAGAGAAAGCGCCAGGGCGCATAAAACAGCACTTTTCATAGGTTTCCGCAAGTCTTCCACCAACCCAAAGGACAGTCAAGATGACCCAAGTGGTATTACGAGCGCGGTTACTCGCCTTTTTGCTGCTCTTTGCCGGCGTCGCCGCGGCGCAGACCGTGGCGCCGACTCCTAGAAGTCACCAGAACTTTGTCGACCAGAGCGGGAACGCCTGCGCGGGATGCTCGCTTTATTCATACATTGCCGGGACGACTACTCCCGTCGCCACTTTCACCGATTACACCGGCGGCACGCAGAACACGAACCCGATCATCCTCGACTCGGCCGGCGGCGCCAACATCTGGCTCTCGACGCAGAGCTATAAATTCATCCTCTGCGAAGGCCCGACCGTGAACTGCCTGACCGCCGGCGGAACGATGCAGTGGACCGTCGACCAGGTCCCGGGGAACACGGTCGGGAGCATCGTCCTGCAGCCGGCGCAGATCACAGCCAGCACGACAAACTATCAGATCCTCACCAGCATCAACGGAGTCAGCGTGTGGGCTGCTCCGCAAACCACGAGCACGCTGCAGCTGGCGAGGAACTTCCAATCGATCGCCGGCGCGATCGCGAACCCGATGCTGGCCACAGCTCCGCGGGTCGGCAACGTCTGCATAGCTCCAGCCGATTCGTTCTCGAGCTACCACTGGACGCCCTACGCCATGCGATGGATGGGGCAGACGTGGGGCAACGCAGGCCCTGGATGGACGAACACGGCGGCATACGGATCCTCGAGCTACTCCGGGAACGGAGTGACCAGCGCGGTCACAGGTACCTGGGTGGGAATCGATGGAAACTCGGGCGGATCCCCCGTCGGCCCTGATCTGACCGCATCTCAATCGAGCACGCTGGCCTCGGCGATCGTATGGACCTTTTCGCCGAACCCCTCCTTTTCCTCCGACAATCCTTATCAGCAGCCGGCGAACGCATCGTACTCGGCGGTTTCGGAAGTCGACCTCTACTGGTGGGGACAGAGCGGGGGCGGATCATTCACGTACACGGACGCCGGCGGCGGTCCGCATACCATCAATACATCGGGCTTTACAGGCTTGCAAGTCACCCCGATCACAGGATTCACTCCGAGCTCAGTCAACACAGAGACAGTGACCGTGACCGTGGCCGGAACCACCGGCGTGATCATCTTCGGTACCAATGGCATCCGCGGAACGGTTGGATTTCGCCTCCACGACTTAGCTCACTCGGGAAGCGCTTCATCCGGATGGGCAGCGGCCAACGCCGCGACCATGGAGGCTGGATGGACCGCGCTCGGCTGCACAACGTTTGTGAACTTCCTCGGCGAGAACGATGCGGCTGCAGGAAACACAGCGGCGCAGTTCCTGGCATACACGCAGACAAATGTGTCGAGAGAACTGGTCGCGAATCCGCAGGCCGACATCATCTTCGTGACCGCTCCCGATAACGGCGAAGGCAATGCGAGCACTCTGCAGGCCTACAAGAATGCGCTCCAGCCCTGGGCCGCGGCCAACGGATATCCGCTGCTCGATTTGTTCGATATGTGGGGAGCGTACGCAGGGGCGGGAGGCACCAACGCCCTCGGATACTGGCTGATCAATAATCACCCCAACCCGACCGGAGACAAGATCCTCGCCGACCAGGTCGACAGTCTTCTGGGATACGGGCTTCTGTCTTACGGCGAAGCGATCCCAGCCCTCACTCCAAGCGCTTCCTGGTTGCCGTTGAACATCTGGGGCACGGCGAACCTCTCGAATTCTCTCGCGGCAACACCCATGCAATGCACCACAGTGAACCAATTCGAAACAGGAAGCGCTGCGAACGGGAACGCAAATTGCGGAACCCCCGTCAATCCGACGGGAACTGCCTTCAAAAACGCCGTCCCTGATTCGAGCGTGAAGTGGGGAAGCGCGTATTGGACCCTAATCACGCCTGGCGACGGCTTCGCAGCCTTCTCAGTGGCGAATGATGTGGGGTATGCGAAAACCAATGCTCTCGCGATCAGCTCGACGTATTCAGCGCAAGCCAAGTGGGCGACCAGCGCGCAGTTCAGTCTGATCTGCGGACAGAACTACGAGTTCAGCGGCTATATCGACGCGACCAACGCAACCATTGCGAACGTCTCGTGGAGCGTGCAAAACACCAGCCGAACGACAACCTATGCCACGCTCACCGAGACGCCCGGAAGCAAAGGGTGGCTGTCGAGCGCATTCACTTTCAGCCCTTCCGCCTGCACTCCAGGCGTGGGCTACCTGGTCGAGCTTCTGGCGGCGACCAACAGCGCCACGATCGCGGGCGGGAAGAGTCTCTACTTCTCCGCGCCCATGCTGAACATCGGATCGACGCCGACAGCCTACACGGAAAACGTGGGCGACGACGACACCGGCTATCTGCTTCCCGGCGCAGTAACAGATTCGGGAGTTGCGACATTTGCAGCGGGAGCTGGAGCGGGTAGCAGCCCAGGCGCACTTTCTTGTGTCACCTCTTGCAACTCTACAAGTGGACGGATAGAACTCGCGTCTGTGGGAACGGGGCCGCCCACCAGCGGGACTGTTATCACAATCACTCTTCCGATAACCCGGGCAGTTTCGCTCAGCTGCGTCTGCTCCCCGCTCATCGATGAAAATACCGGCGCGAACGGTGTTTTTGTCGACTGCGGGTCCTCCTCATTGGCGGCGTTCAAAATAAATCTGCTAGGCACCGCCCTGACCGCCGGGCACCAGTATCAGTCGAATTATGTGTGCGGAGGAAAATGAGCTTCGCCGCCTCGAAACCCGGTAAACAAAGGAGCTCTATGAAACGTTTTGCTCTTGCGCTTCTCGCGCTTTTGGCGCTGACGGCATCAAGCGCGTCTGCAGCTACCGTCACGATCACGAGCGCGCTCACCGCAACAGCGACCGTGGGGACAGCTTTCAGCTATCAAATTGCTGTGAGCGGAACCGCGACCGGCTATGCGGCGACCGGACTTCCAACAGGCCTTATATACACTGCCGCGACGGGTCTGATTGCCGGGACGCCAACAACTTCAGGCACCTACAATGTTGTTCTCGCTGCCACCCTCTCGGGCGGGGGATTCACGCGCTCAACGATGGTCCTAACGGTCAATCCAGCAGGGGGAGGGCCTGCGCCGCCACCGCCGGCGACCACCTTGTTTTGCGCGACGGACACGAATCCTGCTTGCGGTGTGGTGCTCGCTTGGAGCGCAGCGCCAGCACCAAACCCAGCGATTCCGGCAACTGCAACCGCGCCAGCAGTACCAGCGCAAACGGTCGCGACGGGCTATTTGGTATTCAGGGGGATTCAGAGCGGGGCAGCACCAGCGCAGATCACCGCGGCAGCGCTACCCGTAACCCAGCTCACCTATACAGACAAGACAATTGCCCCGTCGACGACCTACGTCTACTATGTCGTCTCGGTCGACAGCGCGGGAGGCCAGAGCACGCCCAGCAACACCTTGTCGGTGGTTGTAGCTGCGGCGCCTTCAGTGCCCACGCCGCCCACGCCGCCAGCCCCGGCCAATCTGACCGGCTCGGTGGTCAACTGATGCCCCTCACTGAAGAAAAACGGAAGCGTGGGGAAACTATCAGCGACCGGAGCGCCGCGCGGAAGCAGGGCGTCGTCGCACTGCGACAAGAATCTGAGGATGAGATAGTCCTTCGCCTTGCCGTTGCAGACGCGATTTTCTGGCGCAAGGAAGCAACGCGGCTGAGCATGCTCTGCGCCGCTCTCCAGGCCAGGTTGCCTCATGTCGATATGCACGCTCTCGAAAAGGAATTTGAGCAGATTCTAAAAGCGGAGGCGGCATGACGGGTGAGACGCAGACCGCAATCGTTGTTGTGGCTGGCTCGTTGGCGACCATCGTACTTAACAGGTGGTTCAACCTGCAGGATGCCCGCGTAACACGGGAGAAAATTGACAAGGGGAACGCCGCGCTCGCCAGAGTGGAAATGAAGACGGACGGCATGCTCGAAGCGCAACTGTCATCGGCGCGGCAAATAGCCCATTTTGAGGGCGAAAAGGCGGGTGCGCAGGAAGAGAGGAACCGGACGCCATGAACATCGATCAGGCTGGGCTTGATTTCATCGAAGGCAACGAAGGCTTCGCGGCGTTCCCCGCTCCCGACAGCGGAAAGCTCGCGTGGGGATACGGGCACGATCAGGTGCTCGGCGAGACTCCGCCCGCCAGCATCACGCGCGATGCTGCGCAGGCGCTGCTCGTGAAAGACGCGGCCCGCTTTGAACCCGCGGTCAATGCATTGATCCCGCCGGGCTGCACACAGAATCAGTTCAACGCGCTCCTCGATTTCTGCTACAACGAGGGACCCGCGGCGCTGGCCACGATGATGCATCACGGATGGGATCAGGTCCTCGTCCAGCTGCCCGCATGGTGCTACGAGCACGTGAAGGGACTCCCGGTAAAGTCGAAGGGGCTTCTCGCGCGCCGGCAGAAAGAAGTCGCCCTGTTCACCACTCCGGAGGAGACAACTTGAAAGATTGGCCCCAGCCATTCTGGGCTGTGATTCTGGCTGCGATGGGCGTCGAGCTCGCCGTTGTGGCGCTCTTCTCGCCCGCCGAGAAAGACATCAAGATCGCCGTGATCGGCGTGGGCTCATCGATCATCACGGGCGCCCTGGGCTACATCGGCGGCCACATGAACCCGTCAAAGGGCACGACTGAGACCAGCTCGACGATCGTAAACCCTATTCCACCGGCGCCCCGCGCGCCGGATATCCCACCCTCAACCTCGTAACGAAGGAGAGCACTATGTCGACAGCAGCACCCGCAACACCAACACCCGCGAAGCCGCAATCGTTCCTGCAGAAATTCGGCGCGAATTTTAAGAAGGTCTTCAACTGGCTCGGAACTCCTAAAGCGCAGGCAGGCATCAGCGCCGGCGAAGCTCTCGCCGAAGGCGTGGCCGACGCCGTCGATCCGGCGCTGGCCGGGATCAACCCGCTGATCAATAACTGGACGCAGGAGATCTTCAAAGCCGAGTCGCTCGCCGCGGCCGCCGGCGCTCAGGATGGAACCGGCGTGCAGAAATCCGCGATGGTGCTCACCTCAGTGACGCCCCAGGTCGTGCAGTTTGCCGAGCAGAATGGGCTCTCCACGCCGACCGGTACCGAGCTCAACCTCGCGAACTCCCTGCTCGTCAGTTTCCTGAATGTCTTCAAGCCGGCCACTCCCGCGGCTTAACAAGCTCCCCGCAAAGACGAGGAGAACCAAGGCAACTTGGGGAGCCCGATCGGCTCGACGGCTCCCCACTTTTTCGCGTGCACTTGGGGGCGCAATCCTATAGTTGTTTCTTCTTCAGATCAAACGGAGGATCTTATGCCCGGAGAATTGCCGCTCTATCAGAGCCACAAGCGAGTTCGCGCCCTCAAGATCAAGGGCGTCTTTCGCGAAGGCCACGGGACTGAGTACACCTCAACGATCGGGATCTCGTTCGAGAACGCGCGCTATGAGCCGCTTCACGGAATCGAAACTGCGAGCCGGCCGTTCCCCGCGCCTGGATGGTATTACGTGATCTACTCGGACGGCTATCACAGCTTCAGCCCCGCGAAGCAATTCGAAGAGGCCCATACGCTCGTTCCCCCAGATCCAGACGGCTCGCTCTGGTTAGTCTGTGAGCTGCTGTAGCGATGGCAAACTTCCGACTTCGCTTCATCACCGAGGCTGGTTTCGTTTCCTGGGCTATCCGCCAGGTCACCTTCAGCGAGTTCTCGCACGCGGAACTGCTCTCGAGCGATGGTCTGAGCTGGATCGGTGCGCACGCTGGTCTGGGCGTTCAGGCGCGGCGTTTCGATTACTGCAGCCCCACCTTCGAGCGCCGCTATAGCATTCCGGTTGATCAGGAGCAGTTCGACGCGGGCCAGGCCTATGCGCGTTCGAAGATCGGCACGCCCTATAACTACGCGGACATCGCCGGACTCCTCTTCCATCGCAATGCAAGCACCAAGGGCCGGTCGATCTGTTCGCAATTCGTCTTCGACACGATGAGCGCGATGGGCATCCAGGCGCTGAACGTGCTCTCGACTTATGATTTTCGCGTCACGCCCGACACGCTGCATCTATCGCCGTTACTGATCGGGCGCTGCTACTACGAGTTCCCGAATGTGAAACCTACATAGAAAGGGGGTCGCGAAGAAGATCAGAGCTGATCGACAATCAAAAGGCAAACGACGAAGGCCGGGGCTTTATGCTCCGGCCTTCGTCGTGTCTGTGCGTAACCTTCCTGAGTGCCTTTAGGGACTCTCCGAAGAGACGTGGTCTGTGCGTAACCTTCCTGAGTGCCTTTAGGGACTCTCCGAAGAGACGTGGAAAGGGAACGATTTGCATGTTAAAACGGGATTCGCAGGTATTTTCCTTTCACGCGCACCTACCCCAAAGGTCGTAGATTCGGATATTTAGAGTAATGCTACCGTGAGTGACCAAAGACTAGAACAGTTCAGGCAGGCGGCGAACGTGCACACGTATGGGCACATCGATTGCCCGGCCTGCGAGCGGGCGCGAACCTTGACCCTTGCGCGAATCAACCCGTCGAACACCTTTGCCGAGGCCTCTGCGCTTTGGCTCTCTTCGCGCACCCTCGAGCCATCTCCCGGCCCCAGCCGAGGGCGCTTCATCCGCGCCACGACCGAGAAATCGTATGCAGCATACATCGACAGCCTCAACCTGTTCTTCGCGAACCTCCGGCTCGCCCGCACCATTCCGCTGATCTCGGCCGAGGTGAAGTGGTCGCTCGAGCAGCTCGTGGCCCGTGCCAAGGATCTCGGTGCGAATTCGCCGCTCGACTTCCTCTTCCCGTTCCGCCGTCCGCCAGCGGCGTTCGATCCCACCAGGCCGATGACCGTGAGCGGAATCAAGAGGCCCTGGAACGAGGTGCGCCAGGCTTCGGGGCTGAAGTGGTTCCGGCCTTACGACACGCGGCACACGGCAATCACCAGGTGGGCGGAGAACGGCAAGCACATCGCCGACATTATGGTCATGGCCGGGCACATGTCGCCGCGCACGACAGCCCACTACACGCACATCTCCGAGCAGGCCAGACAGCGGGCCCTGCGCGAAGTGGCCGCGCGGATCGGACTGAAGTCGGAGGGCTCCGACTATCAGCCTGCACCGTTTTATGTGCAGAATCACCGGGCCTGATCGGATTGGGTACGAAAGATTTGAAGGATTTCAGAAAGGGGATTGAAATCCACAGGGACGCGGAGTAGGTTTGCTTCATCCTATTCTCCTGTCCTGCTGAGTGCGTTCAGTGCGAGCGACGGGAAGTGCGTGAAGGACCTATGGGTTCATAACCCCAAGGTCGGCAGTTCGATCCTGCCCTCCGCCACCAGGTCACCGGTAGCCGAGCACTTCACCCCCTCCCGTAGCACCTCAGAACAACCTCAGCGCAACTGGCAGAGTGGCTCATCGAGTCCGATGGGTCCGACCCAAGGGTTTTCGCCCCTCGGTCCTGTCGCTCAAGCCTGCGCGGCCCCAGCCCGCGCGTTGTGCGAGGTGCACAATGAGCCTTCCGACCCTCACCCCCACTGAACAGAAAACCATTGAAATGGCCGACACCATCTGCGGCGCCCTCATGCGTCCGGGCTGGTTCGAATCGATCGACCAGGCCAATCCCTGGGCTGACGACAGCCTGCTGATTAGGGCTGACAAACAGTGCCTGCCTCCGGTCGCAATCGTCGCCGCGTATCGCCGCCCCAAGGACGTGGAGGCCGGCCGATGACCACCCAGCGCGCAGATGACTGGCTCTTCTTCGGCTGCCAGTGCTGGTTTACAGCCTGCCAGCTGAGCGCTCTGTTCGGCCTCTCGTTCACCTGGCCTGCCCGCAGGTACCTTGCCCGGGCTGCCCGAAAGGCGGCGCGAGCATGAGCAGCTCTCCGATTATTCAGGTCCAGCCCGGCGGCCCGGTTTCGATCACCGAGACCCGGCGCTCAATCGAGCAGATGGTCGAGCAGCGCAGCGCCATCGTCGAGGCCATGCGCAAGGTGATGAAGGTCGATATCGACTACGGCACGATCCCCGGCACGCCGAAACCCACACTCTACAAGCCCGGCTCCGAGAAGATTCTCTCGATGTTCCACCTCGCGGCCACTCCGCGGGTCGAGGACGTCTCCACCCCTGACTGCATCCGGTACCGGGTGTTTGTCGATGTGACGCATGCGCCGACCGGAAGCTTCCTCGGTACCGGGATCGGCGAGGCCAGCTCAGCTGAAACGAAGTACCAATGGCGCGCGATCGTCTGCGACGAAGAGTGGAACGAGACCCCCGAAGACCGCCGGCGCGCGAAGTGGAAGAAGGGACGCTGGAACGACCGGCAGCGCGTCTACGACCCAGCTGAAGCCATCCGCCAAGTCCGTACCGAGATGGACGACGTGGCCAACACGATTCTCAAGATGGCGAAGAAGCGCGCGCAAATAGATGCGACCCTCACCGTCACCGCCGCCAGCGACATATTCTCGCAAGACCTCGAGGACTTAAAGGACGCGGGCCTCGACCCCCAGGTTGGCGAGGTGCAGCCCTCCCAAGCGTCCTCCGATGCTCAGCCTGAGTTGCAGAAGAAGGCTTCCAGTTCTCCTGCTGCAGCTCAGACGGCACCGGTCCAGAACGGCGCGGCCTGCATCAGCGAGGGCGAAGCCAAGCGCTTCTGGGCGGTCGCGATGGGCCGCACCAATGACTACAAGCAAATCATGGAATACCTCAAAGCCGTGCACGGGGTGACGAAGAAGGATCTGATCATCCGCGCGCGCCTGGCCGAGGCGATGGTCTGGGCGGAGACGGGAAGGGTGGACGACTAATGGCCACCGTACCCGCTCCCGTTCTGCTCGACGACGAAGTCAGCTTCGAGCGAGATCTCCATGCCTATTACGACACCGCGGGCGTGCGCCGCATGTCGGTCACTCAGGCTCTCAAGATCGAAGGCCTCATCGACTACTCGATGGTCCCCCCGCCGCTGCTGATTGCCGCCAGCCGGCGCGGCCTTCTCGTGCACCAGGCCACGGCCATCATCGACCGCGGCGACTCGCTCGAGGAGTACGACGTCGAGGAATTTCAGGGCTACGTCGAGGCCTACCACCTGTTCGCGAAAGAGATGAAGTACATCGCGGATCCGGACTGGGTCGAGCGAAAGATGATCGTCGAGCTGTTCGGCCAGCGCGTGGGTATGGCGCCCGACAGCGTGGGCACGATCGGCGGGATTCCCTCGGTGATCGAGCGCAAGACCTGCTCCTCGGTCTACGCGGCCTGGAAGCTTCAGACCGCCGGCTACGCCTCTGGACTGCTGGCTGCAGGCCTGCAAATCCGGCAGCGGTTCGCGCTGCAACTGTTTGCAACGGGCCGTTACAAGCTGCACCCCCACGAAGACCGTGGGGACTTCGATGCCTTCGGGGATTGCTACCGGATGGCTGCCTGGAAGCTCAAGCATGGGCTCGCAAGGCTCGAGTCTTGACCAACCTAACTGGAGGAAACATGAACCACATCGCCGTTGATTCATCGCAGATCGCATCGATCGCCCACGACCCCGCGAAGGGCAGGATGCAAGTGCTTTTCAAGCGCGGAGGCCTTTACGAGTACTCGAACGTCACCGCCCAGGAATTCGCTGCAGTCGCAAGCCCCAACGGGATCCACAAGGGCTCGGTCGGAACCGCGTTTTTCGCGACCATCAAAGGCCGCAAGGCCTTTACCAAGCTGGGGGAGTCGCTCGATGAAGTGACCCCACAGGCTGAGGCTGAGCCGGCGCCTCGCATCACAGAGGTGGCCATACCGCCTGCGGATGCCGCGCCGGCCTCCGAGGCCCCTCTTCCGCCCGAGGTGGCCCTGGTGCAATCGAAGTCGACCAGCTTGGCCACCCAGGCCCAGGAAATCAAGGTCGTCGACCCCGACACCCAGGTCCTCGCCGCCGACATGCTGATCACCGTCGCGCAGATGCAGACCGAGATCGAGAAAACCTTCGAGCCGATGAAGGCCGCTGCATTCAAGGCTCACCGCGTCATCTGCCAGCAGGAGACGAACCTCAAGGCTCCCCTGGTGATGGCCGAGAAGGCCCTCAAGGGCGAAATCGCGGGGTACATCGATGCACAGAACAGACTGGCGCGAGAGGCTGATGAAGCCAACCGGAAAGCGGCGCTTGAGCAGGCGGAGCGCGAAGCAACCGCGGCCACGATCGACCAGGCCATTGACCAGGCCATCGACCTCGAGGCTCGTGGCAATACGCAGGCCGCTGAGGCGGTCTTGGCGAATCCAGCGCCCGCACCCATCCGCTACCAGGCACCCGCGCCCACACGCCCCAACGTAGCGGTCACAAAGGGCGTTCCGTCGCGGCAGGACTGGGATTTCCAGATCATCGACTTCAACCAGATCCCGCGCGAGTACTTGCTGATCAACGAGAGCGCTATCCGCTCGGCGGGAAAGACAACCCAGGGGCGGATCAAGATCGCCGGCGTGGAGTTCTTCCCCAAGACCATCGTCGCCACCAGCCGCCGCGGCTGAAACCTCAACCCTCAACCAAGAAAGGACTCATAAATGCCGAAAGTTCAAGGCAAGTACGTCATCGTCCGGACCTATTCCGCAGGAGTTTTTGCGGGACATCTGGTCAGACGCGTCGAAAAAGAAGTGACGCTGACCGACGCGCGCAGGCTCTGGTACTGGGCTGGCGCCGCTTCACTATCGCAGCTCGCTGTCTCAGGGACCTCGAAACCCAAAGACTGCAAATTCCCCGTGGCTGTGCCGTCAGTCACGCTCACTGAAGCCATTGAAATTCTCGATGTAACTCCGGAAGCGGAGACCTCAATCAAGGCAGTTCCGGAATGGCGAAGCTGAAAATCGGCTACGGCTACGGCTCCGGCTCCGGCGACGGCGACGGCTACGGCTACGGCTCCGGCTACGGCTCCGGCGACGGCTCCGGCTACGGCTACGGCTCCGGCTACGGCTACGGCTACGGCTACGGCTCCGGCTCCGGCGACGGCGACGGCTCCGGCTCCGGCTACGGCTCCGGCTACGGCTCCGGCGACGGCGACGGCTACGGCTCCGGCGACGGCTCCGGCTACGGCTACGGCTACGGCTCCGGCTACGGCTACGGCTACGGCTACGGCTCCGGCTCCGGCTACGGCTCCGGCGACGGCGACGGCTACGGCTCCGGCGACGGCTCCGGCTACGGCTCCGGCGACGGCTCCGGCTACGGCTACGGCTACGGCTCCGGCTACGGCTCCGGCTACGGCTCCGGCTACGGCTCCGGCAAGTAATCAACCAGGGAGAGGCAAATGCCATTAGCAAATGCAAACAGGCTGCTCGGCAGGGTCCAGCGCGTGCTGAGCGGCTTCGCCGGAAAGCAGTACGGATTCATCCTGACCGACGACTACCAGAAATTCTTCGCTCATCAGGACGATGTCATCGGGCAGCGGATGCCTCCGGAAGGATCGCTGGTCACCTTCGATGTGCTCAAGCAGACCTCCAGGCAAAAGCGGGATCGGGCGGTCAATATCCAGATCGAGACTATGCCGCAATAATCCTCCAACCAGCAGAGAAAAGGACAGGTAAGTGGGCTTCCAAATCGTGCAGAAAATCCTCCAGAGCCGGCACCAGATTTCAGGGCGCAACCTGACAACGCTGATCGTCCTCGCGCAACGCGCCGACGACAGCACCGGCCAATGCTGGCCCTCCCGGCTGAACATCTCCCGGCAGGCCAGGCAGTCTCCACGCACCACGACTCGTGCCATCCACGCGCTCGCTGAGACCGGAATCCTCATCGTTCAGGAGCGCAAATCGGGCTGCCGGTCGAATCTCTACACAATCGATGTAACCCTTGCCGAATGTGATTCCTGCCCGAGTTATCCACGGAATGTGCAAAAACCGGCCCGAAACCTGTGGAAATCCTGTGGAAGAGCTGTGGAAAAGCCGGTCGAATGCGAATCGACTGGTGCCAACGTTGGCACACTGAATAACCAATTAGAGAAAGTATTAGGGAAAAGAGAGGTAGAAACAGGGGCTACGGTGACGGGCTGTGAGTTCCGCTCTCCCCTTTTTCCCGTCCCCGACCTCGCTCCCCTCCTCAACCACCTGAGCATGGACGCCCATACCCGGCCGCGCTGCCGCGGATCTGACCCGGGACCCGTATCGCGCCATATCAATCCGTTTCACACTCATTTGCCTAGCTAGGAGAACGCCTTGAAAACGACTCAGATCCTTACCGAAGCCCCGCGCGAGCTGCTCCTCGATGCACTGAGGATTGCACCCTGGAACGCGCGCAAGACCTTCGACCCAGCCTCACTTCGCGAACTCTCAGCCACGATCCAGAAGCAAGGCTTAATTTCGCCGTTGATTGTTCGGCCGGTCAATGGCGGGAAGTACGAGATCGTTGCCGGCCACCGTCGCTTCCAGGTCACGCTCGAGTTGGGCTGGAATGCGGTGCCCTGCTTTGTCCGCGAGCTCACCGAGGACCAGGCGCACGAGATCGCCCTGGTCGACAACCTTCAGCGGGAGGACATCCCCGCGCTCGAAGAGGCCGACGCCTACAAGGAGCTCCAACAGCGTCTCGGGACGCCGGCAGCGATCGCCGCGCGGGTGGGCAAGGAAGTTTCGTATGTCGCCCGGCGCCTGCAGCTCGTATCCCTGGCCGAGATGCCGCGCAAGGCGCTGGCCGAGCGGCTGATCACCGTCGACCATGCCCTGCTTCTGGCGCGCCTGGGCGGAGATGAGCAGGACGTCAATCTCAAATGGGCGCTGAATCCCAATTCAGGCATCAAGGAACCCGTCGCGACCACGATCGCGCAGCGGACCAAGGAGCTAGCGCGCAAGGACCGGTACCAGCCCTGGGAACCGCAGTCGCCGGTTGAACTCAAGCACCATATCGAGCAGAATGTCGGTCGCAAACTTTCGCGTGCCCCATGGGATCTCGAAGATGCAGAGCTCCTTCCCGCCGCCGGCGCCTGCAACGTCTGCCCATCGAACACCAAGGCCAACGACACGCTCTTCGGCGACATGGCGATCGCTGCAGCGACCTGCGAGAACGGCGCCTGCTTTGAGCAGAAGCGCGAGGCCTTCGTTCAGCTCCGGCTGGGGAGCATTCCCGAAAGGCACGATCTGCCGGGCGAGCCGACGCGCTGCCTTCGCCGCATCAAGCTGAGCTGGAAATCTACGACGGTCAAGCCGCGCATGCAGAGGACCAGCATCCCGGCGGACCGCGATGGATTCGCCCCGGAGCAGGTTTTCAAGTACGGCCAGTGGATCGATGCCAAGCCGAAATCCTGCGAGTTCCTGCGCCAGGGGGTGACGGTCGATTGGAGCGACGCCGGCGATCGTGGCTACATGGGCTCAAGCCAGAAAGCTTCGAAGCCTGGCCAGATCCTCGCCGTCTGCATTGCTGAAAAGTGCAAGGTCCACAAGAAGGGCTATAGCCAGCCGGATCGCAAAGCCAACGGCCAGCGCTATGACGCGAAGGCAGACGAAGCGAAGCGTGAACAGCAGAAGCAGGCCGCGATCGCGGAATCGAAGCTGCGCGTCGCGGTCGCTTCTAAGGCGATCGAGAGCATCAAGGCTCTGCCGGCCGAAGTATTCCGCGAGCTTGTGCTTCGCTCGCTCGCGGGCGACGACGTGCGCGTCTGCTACGCCATCATCCCGGGGTTCGACAAGGTGCTCAAGACGGCAAAAATTGATTCCCCGGAATTCGTCAAGGCTGCGGCGCTGGTCTCGATCGCCGATGAACTCGAGGCCTCGCCGTGGTACGGCGCTGAGAATGGGCGTAAGGAATTCCTCGCCGCAGTCAAGCGTCTCGGCTACGACGGAGCGAGCGCCTGGCTGAAACCCGCCGAGCCGAAGCCCGAGAAGGCGCTGCCCGCGAAGAAGCTCTTTCTCAGCGCCGAAGCCAGGAAGCGCATCGCCGACGCGCAGCGCAAGCGTTGGGCCACCGCCAAGAAAGCCGGCCGCAAATGAAAACGCACGTGGCCGCGCCGAGCGCCTCAGCTGAACGAACCTACGTCACGATCCTCTGCATCTTCGCGCTGATCGCCGCCGTTCTTCTCGGCTTCGCCTTGTTTGGGTTCTGGGCAGCGTTCCACGGGCTGATCGTCTGGCTTTTTGCGCGAGGGTAATGAATGCCAACAGGACTAAAGCTGCAGTGGACCGAGGAAGAGGACCGGGAATTGAGACGCATTTATGCCATGTCGAGAGCTGGTCAGTCCTCTGCGGCGCTGCGCAAGCTGGCCGACCGGAAGGGCGTCAAGCTGGAACGCTGCCGCAATCGCGCCGCGACACTCGGGCTCTCGCGCGTGGCCGGGCGTCATCGCCGCTGGACGACGGTGGAGGATGAAAATCTCGAAGCCTATGCGGGGCGGCTTCCGGTGCGGAAGATTGCACGGATCCTCGCCCGCACGGATGAGGCAATCATCAACCGGCTGCATCTGCGCAAGCTTTCGGGGCGCGTCAAGGATCGCGGCTACATGCGGACCGAGCTCGCCGAGTGCCTCGGTCTGGATATTGACACCCTGCGGGCGCTGCTGAAGCGCTTCCCGCTCGAAGCCAACCTTCTCGGGAACTTCGCCGAGGCCGATTTACAACTCTGGGTCTGGGACCATCTCGAAGACCTCGAGCTCAGGAAATGCAATCAGGCATGGCTGAAGGCCATGCTACGGAGGCCAGCGTGAGCGAAACCCGGTTTCCACCCTCGGGCACCAAATGCAAGGACTGCGGCTGCTGCCTGGCCACGGTTTACGCGGGCAACGACGCGCTCTGCTGGGAATGCGACGAGGGCGAGCCCTGTAAAGGGAAGCAGCTCGCGCCAGCCCGCGCCGCCGAAACACCTGGCCGCGCAACCATCACCCTCGTTTTCGACGAACGGGAACTCGATGATTACTGGGACTCGCTGGCGCTTGAGCAGAAGGCCTACCTGATCCAGCTGCAACCAGTGCCGCGCCCTACGATCCAGACCAGTGCCGCGCCCCTGCCACATTACGTGCGCCAGAAGTCCCACTCGAGGGTGGCGATCGCCGAGAGCGTGAAAGCTGCCTGCATCGCCGACCGTGCCGCCGGAATCCGGCCCCGGGACATCGCCCAGACCCGGAATGTCGGGTACTCAACCGTGGTCAAGATCCTGCGCGACGCCCCAAAACCAGTCTTGACCTCCGATCCAGCGTCGCCTGCTCCGGTCCTGGATGGGATAAGTCCCGCGGCGGCCAGTGAGCAGGACAGGACGCCGCGGGCAGAAATGCCCCAGGAGGCGCCCGTGCCAACCAAGCCGATGATTCCCTCCACCCCGGAGCCAGCGCCGCAAGCGGCCCCGGAAAGCGGCCCAGCCATTCCACCTGGCCGCGCAACCCTCGTTTTCGACGAACGGGAACTCGATGATTACTGGGACTCGCTGGCGCTTGAGCAGAAGGCTTACCTGATCCAGCTGCAGCTCGGCGTCGATCTGCGCGGAGGAGCCTGATGACTGAGCTCAGGCTAGAAATTCCCATGTTGCCTCCGTCGGGCAACCATTACAAAACGTACAAAATCATCATCCCGCGCGACCCGCGGCAGAAGGCCTTCGCGCAGTGGTACCTGACGCCCGAGGCGCTCGACTTCTACGGGTGCGTGCAGATGATCGCCCAGGGCCGCTACATCAGCGGGCCCGAGCTCGAGGTCTCCTTCATCGTCTTTCTGCCTGCCGGCCGACGCTACGACGTCGACAACTATCCGAAGTGCATTCTCGACTCACTGAAGCATTGCAAGGTCATCCGCGACGACATCGACGTCGACGACCTGCACTGCCACCGCCGGCGGGATCCGCTCAACCCGCGCACCGTGATCGTGATCAAGAGTGCCCAGGGGAGCCTCCTATGAGCCCACATCACTTCCCCAAGAACACGGTCGAGGCCTCCGTGTGGTGCAACACCTGTAACAAGATGACGCCCTGGCGAATCCTCAATGGCCGTCGTGGGTTCTGCATTCCTTGCTATGGCAAGCAGCCGGCCGCCTCTAAACCAGTGGCAAAACCGGAAGCGGAGCAGCAACTCGAGATGTTTAAAGGGGGAAAATGACACCGCCTGAACCTGAATCAATCGCCCAGATCATCGACACGTTCTTCAACGGCCGTGCCGCGCCAGCCGCCCTCCCGCAGCCGGTGCGGATCAAACTCAACTCCACGCAGATCGGCGAGCTGATGCAGGGCAGGACGCTGCACTTCCAGGCCGGCCCGCTCGCGATTGAACTTGTGGCGGCGAAGAAATGAGACCGAAGAAAGTAATTCTCTGCGTCGATGACAACGAAGACGACTGTTCCGTGCTCAAGTTTGTGCTCTCTACGAACGGGTACCGCGTGCTCTCCGCGAGCAGCGGGGCAGCGGCGATCGGGCTGTTTGGCGAGGGTTCGGTGGACCTCGTCATCGCCGCTATCGCCATGGACGAGATGACAGGCAACGAGTTATTTCGACGCCTGAAGTCGATGGCACCCTGGATTCCGATGGTTTTGATGGGCGACCCATCGGGGCTTGGAATTCATGCCGCAGACGCCGTGCTGGACAAAAAACAATGCTCCGCCCTCGAAATGCTCGAGTGCTTCAAATTGAAATGCGCCCGCAAACGTGGCCCGAGGAAGGGCTCCCAACATAAACCCGTGCCCTCACCCCAACCCGCGCCGGTCTCCGGCGTGGCCTGAACTGAAAGGAAAATCATGCCAGTAACGAGAGCCAACATCGATGACGTTTTCACCTATCACGTACCCGATTCAGATCAGCTCGTGACCTATGAGAAGCTCCGCTCTTCGGCCCGTGAGTTCGCAAAGGCAATCCTCTACCTCACCCCAGGATGCGCAGACCAGCAGGCGGCGATCCGCCTGGTTCGCGAAGCTGTCATGACCGCGAACGCAGCAGTCGCCCTGAAAGGAAGTGTCTAGTGGAGCAGCAGACGTTGTTTCCCTCGGCAAACCGCCGAGTTTTGATCGGCTCGGTGACCAAGCAGGCCACCACGGGCCGCATCTGCGTTCCGATCCGCATGCCACTGACCGGTGAGGCGCTGCTCGGCTGCCCCGAGTGGGTCTCAACCGCCTACGACGCCGTCGAGAAATATCTCACGGAAGCGACCCCGGAAATCGAGCAGATCGCAGACATCACGGTCGCCTTCTCGAATCAGAAGCCGAAGGGCAAGCTCTTCGATGACCCCAACGCCAAGATCCCATCGGCTGAACTGCGCGCCTTCTGCATCCAGCGTTGTGGCGATGAGGAGAACCCCGACGTGGAGCTCGCGTTCAAGCTCTATGCCCCGTTTTCGCGCGACTTTTGGAAGTGGCTTGGCGAGATGTGCGGCGCCGAAGTGTACATGGCCTTCCCGAAGTCGCTCGGGGCAGGCATGGCGAAGGCCGCGGCGAAACAGGACAGCCTTGACCTGAGCAAACCCTCGGCCGCTGAGAAGGAAGCCCTCGCCGGCGACGCCAACCCACCCGTGGACGCCCCCAAGAAGAAGTCGAGCCCGAAGGAGTTGCTCGAATTCCACAAGAAGGTCACGCCCGGACGCGGCAAGACCGCAGTGCAGTAACAACCCCAAAAGGAGGCACACGATGCCTGAGAGAACCTTGGAAGAGATGGTCGCCGACGTCGACGCGGCGATGCGCTTAACGAAGACCGAGCTCGGGCGCGCCCTGACCCGGAAGAACGAAGCCAAAGCCCAAGCCGCGACCTGCAGAGTGAAGATCGACGAGCTCGAGGAGCGGATGGAAGAGTTGCGGATCCGCCTCCACGTGAAAGCGACCCTGGGCGACCTCGCCGGCGAAATGGCTGCGACCCAGGCGGCGGTCGATTCACCTGATGACCTGTCGGAGGTCCAGCCGCCGATTCAGTTATGGGGGCGCAGCCTCCGCGAAGTCGCGCAATGCGTGCCCGCAGTTCTCGAGAACGACCGGACGGATCCCATCCTCGAACCGCCCTGCGGCGGGAAAACGGCCGCGGAGATGAAATGGTAGAACTCTGCGATCAGTGCACCTGGCGGCCGATCACCGCCGAGACCCTACCCCGGAAGGGCGACGAGACGATCAACGCGACGGGCTACGTCACCGTGGTCACCAAGCACTCGGCGCGCTGGACGTTCGAGCGCTGGTGCCGCAACCGCTGGCTCTACTTCCGGCCCATCAACCCGCCGGACGACCTGCCCGGGCGGCGCAAACCGGAAGCTGTTTGAAAGCTCGGCTGCGGATATGCGGTCCCGCGAGCGGAAGCGAAAGAACGGTGAAAGGATCCGTGGATTCAGACCTCTGGTATGTTTATCGAATTCCCGACGCGCCGCGTGGTTGCGGGTATTACATCTGCCACGGGAAACGGTTGAGCCCAGCGCCCACCAGCAAGGCTGCGCCTGTTCCGCTTATCTGGGAAGGAGAGGCGCGCGATGCCGATCACGCGCTCGAAGAGGCGAAGCGGAACGAGCCTGTTGGCTAGTTCGCCAATCGTTTTGAGAAGAGTACCCTGAAGACCTTCTCAACGGGTCCCTCAAAGAGAACCCCGCAGCATCCTGTTATCTTTCCCTCTGACAGACCCTTGCGAGCCTGAACACCGCCCTGATGTCTGACACAGGCCAAAGTCGGGCACCGAGCAAGACCTGAAACCCCTCGTCCCTTCATCGATGGCCGCTCACTCTAAAGTAGTGAACCTCACCAACGGATGCCGCATCAAGCGGAGCCAGGCCATGGGCCGAGTCGCCCAGTGCATTTCCGCCTGGGTAGAAGAAGGCGTCACCATTCGCGACCTGAGCCTTCGGGAATGTATCGCAGCCCGAAGCGCGCAATCGAGGCTCCAGGAGCCCTTCCCAGCCTCTGAGATTCCCGGGGTCGTATTCGAAGCCCCAGCCGCCAGCCAGGCGGGCACTCAGCGCGAGCAGAGACTGGCGAGCGAGGCCAACGCATTCGCGGCAGGCTTCGCAGAAGGACTCCATGAAAGGCCTGACTCCTAAACATCGGCTGTTCATTGCCGAATACCTGACCGACCTCAATGCGACGCGGGCGTATATGGCGACCGGGTACAGGTCAAAGAGCCCGGCCGTCGAAGCTTCAAAACTCCTAAGAATCCCCAAGGTTGCAGCCGAAATAGCCAAACGCCATGGCAAGCGGCTTGGGAAGCTTGAAATTACAGCTGACCGCGTGCTGGAAGAGCTGGCCCTGCTGGGATTCGCGAACATGCTCGACTACGTGAAATTCCAGAAGAACGGCAAGTCCTTCGACATCGACTTCTCGAAGCTGACACGAGACCAGGCCGCTGCAATTCAGGAAGTCACGGTCGACGCGACGGGCGGATCGAACGACGGGGAACGCCGCCTGGTCCTGCGCAACAAGTTCAAGCTGGCCGACAAGCGTGGAGCGCTTGAGCTGCTCGGCAAACACCTGAAGCTCTTCCCGACCAAGATCGAGGTAGGTGGCCCGGAGGGCGGTCCGATCCCAGTCGACCAGGACATCACGGTGACCTTCGTCGAGCCCAAATGAATGTTGAGATCCCCGCAAAGATGGCGCCGCTCTTCAAGCCGGCGCGATTCAAGGTGGGCGTTGGCGGGCGCGGCGGGGTCAAGAGCTGGTCATTCGCTCGAGCGCTGCTGATCCTCGGCCGGAAGTGCCGGCTGCGCATCGCCTGCGGCCGCGAGACGATGCAATCGATCAAGGACAGCGTGCACCAGCTGCTCAAAGATCAGATCGAGCTGATGGAGCTGGCCTACTTCTATCGAGCTCTGCAGACTGAAATCAAGGGTCTTAACGGGACGCAATTCACCTTCCACGGCCTGCGCGATCAGAGCATTCACAACATCAAGTCGCTCGAGGGCGCCGACATTCTCTGGGTCGAGGAAGCACAGAACGTCTCGAAGAAGTCGTGGACGACGGTGATCCCGACCGTTCGCAAGCCAGGCTCGGAGATCTGGGTCAGCTTCAACCCTGAGCTCGAATCCGACGACACGTACCAACGCTGGGTGGTTCATCCCCCGCCAGGAACGGTGCTGATTCCGACCAGCTTTCGCGACAATCCATTCCTCTCGAAAGAGATGAAGGACGACATCGATCACATGAAAGCCACCGATCCGGACGGTTACAACAACGTCTACGAAGGCCAGTGCAAACAGATCGTTGAGGGCGCGATCTACAAAGAGCAGATCGTCGCGGCCCAGAAGGAAGGGCGCTTCTGCCGCGTGCCCTACGATGCAGCCCGGCCCGTCGACATCTTCTGGGATCTGGGCTTCGGTGATAACGTCTCGATCTGGTTCGCGCAGTCAATCGGCTTTGAATTCCGCCTGGTGGATTTCGTTTCCGACCACCTGAAGGACCTGAGTTTCTACTTCAAAGAGCTCGCCAGCCGGCCTTATGCCTATCGGACCTGCTGGCTTCCGCACGACGCGAGGGCTAAAACCCTCGCTGCCGGCGGCCGTTCGATTGAACAGCAGGTCTCCGCAGCCGGGTACAAGGTCAAGATCGTGCCCGGGCTTTCGATCGATGACGGGATTGCGGCGGCCCGCTCGATCTTCAATCGCTGCTGGTTCGACAACGACAACTGCGCCGATGGCCTTCAGGCGCTGAAGCACTACCGCTACGAGTTCGATGAGGCGCTGGGGACGTTCAGGAAAGACCCGCTGCACGACTGGGCCTCTCACCCTGCTGATGCGTTCCGCTACTTCGCTGTAGCCATCAAGGAACCGCAGCGGCAGAAGGAAAAAGACGAAGAAAAAACACTGACCCGCGGCATGCAGCAGAGCTGGATGTCCTGAAGGAGACAAGCATGGGCGAAATGAAAACAGCAACCAGCGCACCGCAGGAAAAAGGCGCGCCTCGCGGCCCGATCAGCATGAAGAACGTGCGGCACATCGAGATCCACCCTCAGATGGGCGGCGGCTATCGCATCGAGCACCACATGAACAACAGTGGCTCCGGCCCATATCAGTCCCCGCGGATGAAGAACGTGGGCGCCGACTCGCCTGAAGCAGCCCACATCGCAGGTCTTCTCGGACATGCCAAGGAAGAGCCGGGCGGCAAAGAGGGCGAAGAGGGCGAGCAGGAGAAAACCAGCAAGCCTGGCCGCGCCGAGGGCGATGAGGAAGGCGAAGAGTAGATGAAGCTCCGCGACATCGACTGGCCGGTCGTTCTCGTGATCGCCACGGCCGTCGCCGTCATCGGCGCGATCGCGGCTTTCGTGCTCAGGAGCCTTAAGTAATGCCCTGGGCCCCGTCGGATGCCACCGGCCACCAGAAGAAGGCCAAGTCCGCTGTCTCCAAACGACAGTGGAGTGATGTCGCCAATTCCGTCCTCAAGCGCACCGGGGATGAAGGACAAGCAGTACGTGAAGCGAACGGAGTGATCGCACGCCGCGGCGTTCCCCTCAAAAATCTGATGCGGCATCGGAGAAAACTATGACCGCTGAAGATATCGTCCAAAGGCTCGCCGTGCATCCCGAGCCCCTGCAGTATTCAACCCAGCGCTGCGCCCTCTGCAACATGCATGCGGACGGTACGGGCCAAAACCATGACCCGCTTTGCGCGTGGCGCCTGGCGAAAGAATATGTGACGCCTGGCTTGACGAAGGCAGTCGTGCTCACCCATCCGGGCGCGCAGATCGTCGGCCCGATCGCACCAAAGGGCACGGTCTATGTCGACAAAAACGGGGAGCCCAAGGGCGTCAGCGACGGGATCAAGATCGTTGCGATCGACGTCGAGCTCACGCCAGTCTTCGAAGAGGCTGCAGGCAGCGGCACAGGACGTTGGGGCGATGGAGCGGAGAACTGGACGCAGACCGGCGATGGAAGCGATTATCCAGGCTCGTATGGAGTCGGACCTGTTCCGGTCGGTGGCCCTGTGCCTCTCGTCGGCGCGCATGTTCCGGTTGGCTCAGACGGTCAGCCGCTGAAGCGGTTCGTGCCATTCTCCGAGCCCGAATCAGGGCTGCAGGGGGTCGCCAACGAATCCGGACTGCAAGGGGTCGCCACAGTCCAACAGCCGGCGACGGTTGTCGGAGGCGCGCAGGCACGTGTGCCACTCGCCTCTCAGGAGCCGAGTGCCGCGGTCCCTACCGAACCGTTCGCCTCTGTCTCTGGCGTCTCGTCTGAGGGAGCGCCCCAAGCCAATCATAACTAGCCGCTAGTTATAGCGCGCCCGGGATTCTTTTCATTCCCCTCCCGGGCGCTTCCACGCATAGGAAGGTAGATTCCACGCATAAATCCTGACCACGATTACTTTGTAATCCAACGAGGAGAACAACCATGGCTAACGCAACAGCAGGGGGAGCGCAGGCAATTCCCCACCAGGGCGCATTCGATGCGAGCGCAATCAAGGATATTCAGGACACGACCTGCAACGGCGCGTTCACGGTGCTGAGTGGAGCAGCGGACCAGGTGCCGTTCCCGGGAAATGTTGAGGTGAACACCGCCGGCGTCGACGCGATGCTCCTGAATCAACCCATCGCCGGGCCGCAACCCCTTGGCGACGACGGCAAGAGCATCTTGATTATCAGCAACACCGCCAACGCGCACACCATAACCTGCGCAGCGAACGGGATCATCAACGCAAAGCATTTGCTTACCTTTGCCGCCAACAAAGGCAGCGCCATTGAGCTCATCGCCATGGCCGGCCTCTGGGTTCCGACACTGAATGTTGGTATCACGGTCAGCTAAATGGACATCCTTGTGCAAGACAAGAGGTCCGCGCGACTGGCTGATATCGAAGCCGGACTCTCCGAAGAATTCAAAGCAGCGCTTTTATCGGAGACGGAGCGCGTTTGCGGCAGAAACTATGCCCTCATCCCTGCATTCCGGCGTGAATGGCTGCTGGCTTACGAGCGCCTCGCAGGAGGGAAGAAGCTGAATGAATCTGGCTAACCTGCAGCCCCTTCACGACCGCATCCTGGTCAAAATACTTCCAGATGCGCCGAGTGCCACGATCATCATCCCGGGCATCGCCGAAGAGCGATCGCACCGCGGCGTGGTCGTGGCAGCCGGCCCGGGAGTGCGTGACAAGAAGGGCAAGCGGCGGCCTCTGGATGTCCAGCCCGGCGATGAGATTCGTTTCTCGCTCCACGACCTGGAGGACGGCGAGTACACCCTGATCCGTCAGGGAGACGTGTTCGGGTTCGTGAAGCTTCCCCGCCCTTACTGTCCTTATCGAGAAGAAGTCGATGTCGACTTCCAATGCGATTGCGTGGGGACCTGTAAGCGAGTCGACGACATCTGATGGCCGAGAAGACCGAAGACGAGAAAAAGGTCGACACGCGAGCATTCCTCGCCAAGGCCCACGCACGCTTCAAGCTCTGCGCCGACGCAGAGGCCGAGAACCGCAAGAAAGCCCTCGAGGATCTGAAGTTCGCGAAGCTCTCCGAGCAGTGGCCGGCCGACATTCAGACCCAACGCTCTGCAGACGGGACGCCCTGCCTCACGCTGAATCAGCTCGGGAAATTCATCCGCCAGGTGTGCAACGAACAGCGCCAGCAGCGCCCGGCAATTCAAGTCAATCCGGTCGGCGATGGAGCCGACAAGGAAACGGCCCAAGTCATTCAGGGCATGATCCGGCACATCGAGGTCAACTCCGAGGCCGAGATCGCCGACGATGTCGCTTTCGACTTTGCCGTGACGACGGGTGGCCCGGGCTGGATCCGCGCGGTCACTGAATACGCGGACGATGATACCGAGGATCAGGAGATCTTTCTTCGGCCGGTTTCGAACTCCTTCACCGTCTACATCGACCCCCGCGCAGAGAAGCCTAACCGGGAAGACGCGAAATTCCTCTTCGTCATCGAAGACATGCCGGTCGAGGGCTTCAAAGACGAGTATCCCGACTCCGGGCTCGCCAGCCTGAGCGACTTTCAAAGCATCGGCGACGCGCCGCCGCAATGGCTCACCAAAGAGACGATCCGGGTCGCCGAGTACTTCTGGTGCGAGGAGAAAAAGCAGAAGCAAGAGGGAAAGAAGCGCGAGAAGATCGTCCGCACGTGGCACTGGTCGAAGATCACCGCGATCGACATCCTTGACGAGCGGGACCTCAAAGGCAAATACCACCCCTTTTTCCCGGTTTACGCCGAGGAAACCAACGTCAACGGGAAACGCCACTACAAGGGCCTGGTGCGCGACGCCATGGACCCGCAGCGCCAGTACAACTATCACGCCTCCGCGGCGACCGAGGCCATCGGGATCGGGACCAAAGCCCCCTGGCTGATCGCTGACGACCAGGTCGAGGGCTTCGAAGATTCGTGGAAGCAGGCGAACGTTCGCAAACTCGCATTCCTGAAGTACCACTATGTTCAGGGCGCTGACCCTCCCACGCGCAACTCAGCCGAGCCACCGATCCAGGCGATGATGCTGATGGTTCATCAGGCTGGCGAAGACCTGATGAGCTCGACCGGGCTCTACAACCCAAGCCTGGGCAAGCAGCAGAGCCCCGACGAGAGCGGAAAAGCGATCCTTGCGCAGCAGCAGCAGGGCGACATCGCCACGCTCAACTATAGTGACAATCTGAAGCGGACAAAGAAGCAGATCGGGAAGTATCTGATCGACCAGATCCCGCACGTTTACGACGCGCCGCGGATCCAGCGCATCATCAAGCCCGACGAGACGATCCAGCACGTTGGCGTGTTCAACTCCGCAACGACCAAGATGTCTCCGGACGAGGCAAAGGACTCGCTCGAGGATGAGGCGATCGAGAAGGTCTTCGATATCGGCGTCGGCCGCTATGACGTCGTCGTCGACATCGGCCCCACCTATCAGACCAAGCGCAAGGAAGCCTCGGCGACCCAGCTCGAACTGATGAAGGAAGTTCCCATCGTTCAGCAGGCAGCGCCGGATCTGATCATCCGCAACATGGACATTCCGGGCGCCGATGCGATCGCGGACCGGGTCAAGATGATGCTGCCACCGCAGCTGCTGCAGGCCGAGGGTAATGACCCCCAGGCAACGGTCCAGAAGCTTCAGTCTCAACTCGGGACGCTCACTCAGCAGCATCAGGCCGCGGCGCAGCTCATCCAGCAGCAGCAGCAAACGATCCAAGGCAAGCAGGTCGAGACGCAGGGCAAGATCACCGTTGCGCAGATTGAAGCAGGCCTCAAGCAGCGCATGTTCCAGATGGAGCAGGAGGCGAAGATCGTCATCGCGCAGATTGAAGCAAAGACTCAAAACGCCGAGCAGCGGGCTACGGAAACCATGCAGGTCTGGGCAGAGTTGCACGGCTCGGCCCATGACATGGCGATGAGCCAGCAGCAGCACCAGCAGGCGCTCGAGCAGGGCCAGCAGCAGGCCGTGAATCAGAGTCAGCAATCCAGCCAGGACGCGGACCAGTCGATGGCGCAACAGGCGGCGCAGCCGCAACCGGAACCGACAGGAGCAGCACAATGACGAAACCGACCATCTCGCAACTCGAGGAACTCCTCGATCGTTCGGAGAATAGCTGGGATCGCGACGAACAGGAGATCGAGATCCTCCCGAACGGCGAGATCCGCGCCAAGGGCGGCGGCGCTGCAGAGGGCGTGAAACCGCTCACCTTCCGCGAGAACCTGGGCGGCGAGTACGGCCTCAGAAAGGCTGCAAAGTTAGCATTTGCTGCATTGCTGATCTTTGCAGCATCGATCTGTGCTCATGCGCAGCAGTCCGACATCAGCCTCGGGCCAGCCTATCTGACCGCAGCCTGCACCAATGCGAACACGACCTGCGACACGGCCAACGTTCCGACATTCGGGCCCAATGGCTCAGTGCTCGGGCCGGCGACGCTCGAGGGCTCGACACAGGGCTACGGCCTGGTCGAGATCACCGTCAACGGCGTCTCGAACGCAGTCGGCTCGACCATCCTCTTCGAGTTCTCGGATGATGGCGGAACGTCCTGGTACACGAATACCTGCACGCGATCGGACGCCGCGATCCAGGAGATCAGCGAAGCGGTTCCAACTACGACCTATCGGGCCTGGGATTGCGCGGTGGGCGCAGCGACCAGGTTCCGGGTGCGCCAGTCGGCCATCAGCTCAGGGCAACTCGTCATCCGGGCGACGCTTACCGCGGGCCTCGAGGAGCCGGCGCCCACGGTCCAGCTCAGCCTGTCTGGCTCGAGCGGCAGCAATCCCTGCTGGAACCCGCACGCGAATCTGCAGTTCCTGTCCTTCAACACGTCAGGGACGTCTGCCACGCAGATCATCGCCGCCAGCGGTACCACGAAGATTTATGTTTGCTCGTTCCTGCTCGTTCCCACCAGCGGAACGACGCCCACCTTCGGGCTGGTTACCGGCACGGGCACAAACTGCGCCGGCGGGCAGACTGTCTTAGTCCCGGCGTTCGCGACAACGACCGCTGGGGCCCTGTTTAACGCAACGACCAATCCAGTTGCACTCACGCCCGCCGGCGGCGCGGTCTGCTATCTCGATGGCGGAACCACCCCTGTGCAGGCGGTCATTCTGACTTACGTCCAGCAATAACTGATTCAGAAGTCATTGACTCTCGAATCACGATCCCAATGGAGAGAAAATTCCATGCCTGACAAAGTAGTGACCCTCGCCTCGACGACGTCCTCCCAAGCGGAACTTGAACATGCGGCCAGTGAAAACTGGCGCACTCCCTATGTTCCGCCCACGGAAGAGACGCCTGCAGGCACCGAGTCTTCGAACCCCGAAGGCAAAAGCGCGACCGAGTCGGAAACGGTTCCAGCAGAGCAGAAAACGGAGAAGAAGACAGACCCCACTCCCGAGTCCAAAAACGGATGGCAAAAGCGCGTGGATCGCCTCACGGCGCGCAACAAATCGATCGAAACCGAGAACGCCACACTCAGAGCTCAGCTTGACGAAGTAAAACGCAGCCCGGCAGCGCCCAAGCAAGACCCCGCCGCCCCTGCCCCCAAGCCAGCTCCGACTGCAGGACCCAAGCTCGCGGATTTCGCCACTGCTGAAGAATGGGCCGACGCCCGGGCAGACTGGCAGCGAACCCAAGAGCGTCAGCGTGAGGAATCGACCAACACAGACAAGGAAATCCGTCAGACCTGGGATGCGCACAACAGCCGAATCTCCGAGGCTCGCGCCAAGTACGACGACTTCGATGAGGTCGCGCAGACGTTTGGGAATATCGAAATCCCCCAGAGCGCTGCAATGGCCATCATCGAACAGCCGAACTCAGCCGACGTCGCCTATTACCTCGCCACCCACCAGGAAGAAGCCAAGAAGCTCGCAGGTCTGCGACCCATGCAGCAGATCGCCGCGATCGTCAAGATTTCCGACAAGGTGGCTGCGCCGGTGATCCCTGCTCCTGCAAAACCGAAGCCCGCATCGCAAGCCCCCGCGCCCATCAAGCCGGTCGGCGGCGCTGCCACTGGATCAACGACCGACCTCGGCTCGATGTCCTATCAGGATTACAAAAAGGCTCGAACCAACGGCCATCATTGATCGGCTCTAGGAGACGACCTTGAACACACTACTCACCATTTCGATGATCACGCGGGAAGCCCTGATGGTCCTCGAAAACAATCTCACCTTCACGAAGTACGTGCGTCGCGACTTCGACGATGAGTTCGGGCGCTCCGGAGCAAAAATCGGACTGGTCCTGAACATCCGCAAACCACCGAGATATGTAGGCCGCGTCGGTCAAGCGCTGCAGCTTGAAGACGCGACCGAGACGAGCGTCCCCCTGGTGTTGAATGTCCAGCGCGGCGTCGATATCGTCTTCAGCTCACAGGATCTCGCGCTTTCGATCGACGACTTCAGCAAACGGTTCATCGAGCCAGCGATCGCAAACGTGGCCAACGGCATCGATTTCGATGGCCTGACGCAGTATCTGAACGTCTACAACGAAATCGGCGTCCCGGGCACGGTTCCGAACCAGCTCCTGAACTATCTCCAGGCCGGGCAGCGCCTCGATGAGGAAGCAGCACCGCGGGATAAGGAACGCTCGCTCGTTGTTTCCCCGGCCATGCAGGCGACCATCGTCGACGCACTGAAGGGCCTCTTCCAGGATGGCGAGGAGATCGCGAAGCAGAACGAGAACGGCACCATGGGCCGCACCATCGGGTTTAAGTGGTCGATGGATCAGAACGTCCGCACCCAGACGGTGGGCGTCTATGCGGGCGTGGTCGGAACCGTCAACGCGGCAAATCAATCGGGCTCTTCGATCACCACAGCCGGCTGGACGGGATCGATTCAGATCCTGAACCAGGGCGACGTGATTTCGTTCCCGGGCTGCTACGCTGTCAACCCCCAGAACAAGCAGTCGACCGGAGCGCTTCGCCAGTTCGTTGTCATGGCGAACGTGGTCTCAGCCGGCGGCGGTACTGCAACCATTCCGATTTCCGGTCCCGGTGGCCTCGGCATCGTGCTCGCTGGTCCTTTCCAGACCTGCACGGCGTCGCCGACCAACGGCTCAGCGGTCAACATTCAGGGCGCCTCGGGCGTTTCTTCGCCCCGTGGTCTCGCCTTCCACAAGGATGCCTTCGCCTTCGCCTGCGCGGATCTTCCGCTCCCCGGTGGCGTCGACATCGCTGACCGCGCCAATGACAAACAGTTGGGCTGCTCGATTCGCCTCGTGCGCGCCTATGACATCAACTCCGACCGCTTCCCCACCCGTCTCGACATCCTTTACGGCTGGACAACGCTCTATCCCGAGCTTGCCTGCCGTATAGCTTCGTAAGGCGTACTCAGACCGAGGGAACTCAAACCACACGAGGAAAGGGAAACGAGACGACAATGAAAAAGATTCTTCTAGGTATCGCGATTCTCTTCGGGCTGTGCGGGATGGCTTCTGCCCAAACAGCCCTGACGCAAACCACGCTGGCTGCAGCGATCACCGTCGGCCCTGCCGGCGGTGCTTCAGGCATCACCGGCTCTTATTCGACGCAGCTGAGCCTCACGTCGGCCACCGGCATCCAGGTGGCTAACAACGGGCAGCCGATCACGTTCGTGTATATCGACCAGGAACTCTTCGGTGTGCTCACCCTGGTACCCGGGCAGACCACGATTTACAACGTGCTGCGCGCGCAGCTGGGTACGCGAGCTGCAGCCCACTCACTTGGTGCGATGGCGCTGATCGAGGTGGTTTCTCCGCAATTCGGCGGATATTCCGGCTCGGGCGGTTTCCAGCAAACCGACCCTCCTGGGGGCTTGGGAGCCGGTTGCACGGCGACCAACACGCTGGTTTATCCATGGGTCAATGTTCTGACCGGCGCTCAGTGGCTGTGCTCCGTGCAATCGAGCACGTGGACGGCGGGATTTAATAACCCGCTGCTCACTGTGACCGCCATCCAGAATGGCCCTCTTTCTGCGGCTGCCGCTGGTGCGCAGGCTGTTCCAAGTACGATCTTCAGCCTGTCTGGAACAAATGCGATCACATCCTTTACCTTGCCAGTGGGGTGCGGAGCGCAAACCCCCGTCGCAACCTCCACGGCGGGAACCTGCGTGTTTGGTATTATCCCGACCGCCGCGTATACGACAACGGCGACAAACAACATCGCCAGCGCAAGCACGGCGGTTATCGGGCACATCCAATGGTGGACCTACAACCCGGTCACGCAGAAGTTCGCGTCGTCCTATTAGCGTCAATTGCAATTGACAACCCCGGGGCGGCCTAACCACCCGCCCCTGAGAATCAGGAGCTCCACGGTGCCAAGCAATGCAGCTCTTCCTCGTCCCGAGTCCCTGCGTCAGCCCGGCGAAAAGCTCGAAGGGCAGACGTTTGTCGTGCGCAAGAAGACCCGCGGCGTGCACATCCCCGAGACCCTCGAGGGCGCGCAGACAAACCACATCTACACCAAGGCCCTCGACGAGGCGGGCAACTCGATCATGGCCTATATCGAGGTCCCCTTCGATGTCGCCGAGAACCAGTACCCGAAGATGCTTTATCACCCCGACTGGGGCAAGATCACCGAGCCTAAGATCAGCGACTTCGCGCGCCCGGGCATCCCGGCTGATCAGTACGAGCAGGCTCTCAGTCTCTTCAACACCGCCCACGGCGACTGGCAGAAGAGCAACCGCACCCGCGTCGTCCCTGACGCCAAGCGCGAGACAGACCTGCGCAAGATCGGCTGGGTCGATTACAAGGACCTCAAGCATCTCGGCGCCGCACAAACCAAAGCCGAGTCGGACGCCCTCTAAGTGTCCACCGGTCTCTACATCCTGCAGCGCGCAGCCCGCGCCGCGCATATCCTGGCCTCGAGCGAGACGTTTCAGCCGGGCGAGGCCGGCGATGCGCTCGATGTGGCCAACGGGATGCTCGATGCCTGGAGCGCGCAGCGGCTGATGATCTTCACCATCGCGCGCCAGGTCTTCACCCTAAACTCCGGGCAGCAGACCTACCAGATGGGCACGGGGGCGCCGGATTTCAACGTCGCGCGGCCGTCGAAGATCGAGAACTTCGGCATTATCACGCTGGCGAATCCCAGCGAGCCGCTGGAGTTGCCGCTCTATAGTGCAACGAAGGACGAGTGGGCCGGGATCCCCGTCAAAAACATTCCAGGCGCCCTTCCGACACTTGTCTACGACGACAGCCAATTCCCATACCGCAACATCAACCTCTGGCCGGTTCCGAACGTCACGACCCTGCAACTCGCGATCTATGCCTGGCAGTCGCTTGCGAGCCTGGCGCTCGCGACAAACTACACCCTTCCGCCCGGCTATTACGAAGCTCTGATCTACGGCA